TCTTCCGTTGGCTTCTATCTCCCATGGACAATCATAGTATTCAACATTCCGTGAAACGCGTTTGCTATTCCACATTAAAGAATTTTTATGATTGTGCTGCAGCTCACCTTTTGCAAATTGTTTGCAGTGGACTAGTTCATGCATTAAAGTTTGTAGGAACTCTTGTGGTTCGAGATTACAATCTATTCGAATCTCAAATTCACGAGGTTTAATAGAAGAATCTGTCCAGCAGGCATCGCCGAGTATATTCTCCTTTTTAAAAAGATCAGATCCTTTAACGTTAATCTCTATCTCTTTGAATCTTGATAGGAATTTGTTACACACAAAGGAGATGGCTGCTCTGGCCATGTGTCTCTGGTGAGGATCTAATCCAGTAACTCTACGTCTTAAATAAACAGTCATAATATATTATACCATAAAACGATGGCGTTTAACACCGCTTTATTTTTTCTTGTTTCCAATGTTATATTTTGCAATCAACTCCCAATTAGATTTGTCTTTATGAGAAATGATTTTAATCTGATTGATAGGAGCAACTGGTTCTAATACTGAGTCTTTGTTGACAAGCTCTACTAGATCCCAATCACTTAGAAGTTTTATGATCGTATTCCTTCTGCTCATATCTTCTTCAGAAAAATTAGATGGCTTTCCATCCAATGCAAATAATTCTTTGAAATGTACAATGTAATATCTGCCACGCTTGTGCAAGATGTGACACGATTGATATAGACAATTGTTTTTCGGAGATGCGATACCCATACGAGTCAGGGTCTCTTTGATCTTTAAAAAATCATCATCTTTAGCTAAGTTAATCTCAACGAGAGATTCTACAATATCGTTCATTTTTATTATCCACCTTTTTCTAGCTTCTGTTTTATTAGTATTATTTGCTCTTCAGTTAGGATAGATAATATTTGTGAAGCTCGTTGATTGCTGTAGCCATAATATTCTTTGACCGCTTCAATATCACCATCTTCTTCCTTTTTATACCACTTCGAAAACCTTTTACGTTTTCTTACTATATTTAGGAAAAACTCGTATTGAAGCTTATTGTCAAGTTCATGGTGGATATTCATTTCATTCGCAAGCGCAATCGTATCTTCGAAGTAAGATAGACCACGATTGATTAGAAATGGCTTGTATTCTTTTTCGGCGAGTGCATCATTGTCACTGCCAGACATCATGTTGTTCTTATTTACATTTATAGAGTTAAGATAATCAAACGGGTTACTCATAATTTAGTCCTGCATCATCGCTCAGTCTTTCTTCAAATTTCTGCTGTATAAGCTCCATAACCCTACCGCAATCATCACATACATCAAACTCAGCACCATCAATAACAATCTGAACTGGTTCATCACCTAGTTTAGTATCGCATTGTGGTACATCACAGACTTTCTTCTTCTTAAACATCTTCAGGTTCTGCCAATGTAAAGCTTACGCTATAATTCGTAAACATTGACTGGTAAGTTCTATAATAAGATTTATCGGTAGTCTTTAGTATGACTAATCGTCGGTCAGCAAACATTAAACCCCAATCAGCTGGACCATCATTATTGGTGCACATATCTAAATGCGTACCCCAGTCTGATTGACCAAGTAGCAGACAGAACATATAACTGCCTGAAGTCATGCACCAATCATGGCGTGTTGAGATTTGATCATGTCCTTCATGCTTTACAGCTTTAAAATCCTGAAGATCATCATAAAACGAATCTAAACTATCAGCTGGCCAAAGATAGCGAATAGCATCTTCGAGCGGTGTGTCTAAAATCTGAGATTTTAGATTGGCGATATACTCTTGATCATTGTTATCAATAGCTTCAATAATAGCAGCTGCCTGTTCTTCCGATACTGCATCGTCAACAAAGGCATGTGGCCATGGGTCATCACTAATCATTGCGTCTTTAATTTTTGATACTAACATAATATTTTACCATATATCCTTTCGAAATGTTACACTCCACTTATTATCTATGTTAGGAAATTCTTCCATATGTATGTGAAGTAGTTCTGTAAGTTCGGTTATTACCTGCGATGGAAATCCAGATCGAGTGCCACGTTCTGTATAGTCATACATGGTTAAAGACTGAAGTTCATCTAGACATTCTTGGCTGCCCCACAGCATCGTAATTCTAAATGCAAGCCTATCATAGTTCTCATCGATGAATGATTTCTCTATGTTACATCGAGTAAGAAGATCAGGAATAAGTACTCCTAATTTATCTGGCTGCTTAGGAAAACTCACAATTAATCATGATCTCAGTGAGACATGCCGTCATATTTATTTCAGGATCAGCAACGAATGCTGCTTTATATTGATAGTCAGCCAATATGAGAATGAGCTGAGGTATTGATGAGGATGGCATAAACTCGCTACAGCTGTCATAGATCTTACGAAATATAACACTGCTATCCATATCGCTATTTTCAGCAAGCCATTTTCGAACTTCGGTAAAATTCTTGTCTTTTAAATTCTTTACAAGATTGTTAAAGTTCTCGTTGGAGAAGTTTATAAGAATACCAGAATCAATTTTACCAGTAGCAGAATATCTTTGCAATTCATTAAGAATACGACGGGTATCCGGAAAGTGTTGCTTTACAACTTCAGCAACAGCAGGTACTTCGAATTCGACATTCTCGGTTGTAAGAATATGCTTAATACGAAGGAATACTTCTTTAGCAATAAGCGGCTTATCTTCTTTCTGTATCTTAAAATCAATGACGCTACATCGAGAATGTAGAGGTTCGATGATCTTGTTTTTAAAGTTACATGTAAGAATGAATCCACAATTTGCCGAATACTCTTCCATAAAGTTGCGAAGAGCTGGTTGTGTTGAATTGGCGTTAAGGTAATCGGCCTCGTCTAAGATAACATACTTACGACCACCTTGTAAAGATACCGACGATGCAAACTGCATAATCTCATTACGTAGTGTGTCAATGTTACCATTCATAGAACCATTGATTACAATGTAATCGCATTCTAATTCTTCACACATTGCTTTCGCAACAGTTGTTTTACCTACACCTGCACCACCGCAAAGAAGTAGGTTAGGAATGTTGCCAGCTGAAACAAATTGTTGAAAGGTTTGTTTCAGCTGGCTCGGTAGTGCAATGTCCGCTACCGATGTGGGCCGATATATTTCAGTCCAAAGAAAATCATTACGCATATATTACTCACATTGGTCATTATTAATTAAAGGTTGAATTGCTTTCGATAGAAATCCAGTATTCTACAGTGTCATTAGAAAAGTGTGAAATGCCAACCTTAGAAAGAGATACATCATAATCACCGGGCAGCAACTTAAGATTGTCAGTTTTAAACACTGCGGAAAAATCTGCACCAGACCACTCATCGATGTCTACATCATATGTATCAGATGAAGGATTCTTAGTATCAGTTGCACGAATAGTTAGCTTACCATTTTCACCGGCAATAACAAAGTCAGGCAATGACATTACACCGAGAGCTTTCATGATCTCAGCGAATACTGCTTCCTCTAACTTAAAGGTTACATCGACATTTTCAATAACGATTTCTTTTGCAGGAGGAGTAATGATAGTAGAAGGATCAGCAAACGTATAGCTTACTGCTCGTCCCGGAGATTTGATATTAACAACTCGCTCATCGAAGGACAGCTCAGGAGATTCAAACAACGACATTACACCAAGGAATCGAGATAGATCATAGATAGCAAAAGACTGAGGAACAACATCAGGCAATTTTGCTCGAGCCATCATCGTTCGATTAGGTGAGATTGTACGCAGAGTTTGACCTTCATCAAACTGTAGCGAAGGATTAATTGAAGAGAAGTTCTTCAGAATTTTAACAGAACCATCGTTTAATTTCATAATATATTACCTTAGTTTTTCTTACCGAGTTTAGATGGATCCGCCGTTGCAGCTGCACCAATAGATGCCACGTGCGCAAGAGAACCACCGAATACATATGTACCAATATGCTTTAGTTGCATCCAAGGACACATCCAAATCTTCATACCCATACGTTTTACATTATAACAAAACATGTAATCTTCTGACAGGTATCGATTCGAATATTTTTCTGTTTGGATACCAGTACGCTTATCCTTTAAGAACTCTATGACCTCTTCTTTCGTAGCTTCAGGGTTTGCTTCATAGAATGCTTCCATTTCAGGAATAAGATTTTGTGTTTTGTCGTCGATCAATGCATCGAAATATGCCATGATTTCTCGACTGCCATCAAAGTTTTTTGTTCGAACATGATCAGGCAAGTATTCAAATTGAGGATATGTTTCAGCATACTTTTCGAATACTTTTCGCTGAATCAACATAAAGCCAGTACCACCTTCACCTACTTCAGCAGGCTCTGATACTTTAAATGATTTCTTATTACTTGCTGGATTGAATACAAAATCACCAACATAGTTTTCGAGTTGATTAGGATCTTGATCAGCAGCACCAGCTTCAACAGCCTGCTTAATCTTTTCCCATGAAATAGTTTTCTTTGGATATGGTCCA